TGCCTGTGCAGAAAAACCTGATCCTTGAACATCTGTGGTCATAATTGGTTTAGATGAACCGCCGTACAATACGTTGGCGGCGTTATATGTAATATTTCGTCCAGCATATCGTGTTGGAGCGCCGGAAGACTCCTGAGAGTATGTTGATGGAACACTGGTATCCCCATCTCCCCAGTCATACGTCATTGAAAGTAGCATCTCTAACGGACCTTCGGCCCTGACAAATGTATTTACTTTCCGTAACATCTTACGTGTCTCTGTCTCGCCAAAGTCCAGATATGGAGTAGCGTAAACGGAAACTATGTCTGAGTTATTAAATGAAGTTCCACTTTCCTGACGATAAACATGACCATCATAATCGCCATGTAAAATAAACTCTGTGGTTCCTATGTATCCACTCTCACAACAAGAAGCCCGTATACCTAGTAACTCACCAAACTCCCACCCGATAGAACCACTGTTATTAGTTAAACCCCCAAGAATACCGTTACTATCTGTCTGAGCTTTTAGATTACTTCCTTCATCCTGTTGAAAGAAATATCGTATCTGAGACTTGGACCTAATAACGACACCACTCAAGGTATTCATATCGTTATTAGCAATAGTATCTACAAGAGTAGCCTGAATAGGTTTACTAACAGTTTCAAGCTCTACGTCACCAATTCTGGATGTACCAGCCACAGGCCGAAAACCATCCGGCGCTAGGAACATTAAGTCTCCACCAATCTCCAGCACACTGTCTCTGGCAACACAACCAACATTAGAAGTAACATTCTCAAATATAAAAGTGTTAGAAGTATTGACGTTAATCTTCTTAATGCCGTTATCCCCAAAGACAAATAAGTCATCGCGGAATGGTTTGATCTGTACTACGTCAAATCCTGCGGGAAGTTGTCCGGCTCCAGAAGCACTTGTCCAATCATACATACCATCAGGGTCTGCTGTATTGGTAGGGGCAGAGTGGGATACTATAGCGCGAGAGGCTTCATGTCCTGCAAGAAAGAGGTGGTCTTTAAAGACATCGACCAGAGCGGGTGCATTAACGGCCTGAGCGCCTCCAGCAGTATTAGAACTATGTCCAGCAGTGTACCCTCCACTATTACTAGATTTGATCTCTTCCCAGTGTGATCCATCGAATATAATGGCTGGGTTTACTCCATCTACAAAACAAATCTTGTTGCCTGTACCAAAGTTAAAACTTACATGGCGTAGCTTCTGTACGGTTAAACCATTTAAAGTCATTGGCCTAACAACAGAATGATCTAGAGTAAATTTTCTCCAGCCAATATATGCCGTGTAGTAATAGAAACTGTAGTTGCTTCCACCAGCATCTTGCCGTGCAGCGATTATCTGTGTTGAATTAGTTACGTCATTCTTAAATATAGCCAGACCAAGTACTTTACCTTGACCTGTTGTCTGTCCGTCTACAGTTACCTCACCGTAGTCATTGTCATATTTATCAAAGCCCTCAATACGCCGATAGCCGCCAAACAATGACGGCTCGTAGTTAACTAATCTGGTAGCCGATCCGGGGGCATTATCCGATAAATCAAGATGATTTTCGTTACTGTTAAGACCACCACTACAGACCAGTTTGAATGACTGGATTTGGTCAGGCATTAAAATCTAATCCTAGTATCACGTACAGAGGCAGTATTGTTTATGTACAATGTCTGAAGGTCTTTGATGCCTTTTTCAAAGGCCATGAAAGCAGCCTGAGCAGACTCCATGTTATCCTTAAACATATACATGTAATAAATAGCGCCGTCTATTAACACACTGTCGTGGCTTTCTGGAACTCGCGTTACGTCAGTAGCATTCGTAATATCAGTAAAATTAAGAAAGTAACTGAAACGAATACTATATGTTTTGTCAGGAGATGGAGTCACTCCGTAACCATTACCGTGAGATGCAAATGCAAAATCAGGAATACCTCTACCAGTATTGCCTGAGTCCATATCGGTGTCTCTGTGGTTCTTAAGCCAGTCATCACGATCCATGTAGGCTAAGGTCTTGTACCCAGTTCCTAGACTATCGTTCTTCTGTATCTGAAAGCTATTCCAATCTACGGCCTTGAAGTATTGAGGCCAAGTATATTCTTCTTGTCCGACTACCAAAGTGGCAGTGTGTTGTGCGGCATTGAAAGGCCACTCAAACTCAGACTGGTTTATTTTAGCTAGGGCTGCTTTAACCGCATCCTTCACTAAAGCCTGTACACCTCGTATAGAATTAAATTCATCCGCAGCTATCTCAACTTCGTTGAGGCGGCGAAGAACTAGATTACATAGATCAAGGTAAGTAGACGGCATAAATAAACCTCAAAAAGTAAGGGGCCAGTGCTTGACCAGCCCCTCTGTTAGTTCTAGGCTAAGTTGTAGTTCGCAGTGAACAGAGCTTCGGGGCGAAGAATTTTACGCCCGTAAAGTTGCATTCCGCGCACAACATCCGCGAAGGTTGTTTGACTACGGAAAGTTTCTGTTTTAGCGATCTGCTCCGCAGTTGCTACAGCAGAACCATGACCAGCAACCAGCACACCAAAGTTAGTTTCGGAACCCGCAGCAGCGGCTGTTCCGGCACCAGTACCTAAGTATGGAAGGTTGTTAGATTTGTAGATGGAGAAACCACGGATAGTTCCGGGCAACTTACCATTACGCATCTCATCACCACCGCCGAAGTCAGAATTGATGAGCTTACTTGACTCATCCATCAATACTTCTGCAAACACTGGATCAATTACAAGCCACCTTCCATCAGTGTCCACATTAGCAACGTCCATCTGACGGGCAATGCGGTTCATGATAGCCAATGGAGAAGTGATACCACCAGCACCACCACCAGCGGCGATTGGGATAGAAGTAACTTCACCGTCTACACCAAGGTCACTTCCAGAAAAGTCAGTGATGTCTAGCTTGTTCGCTGCAAGTAATTCGTCATTACCCGCATTGGTATCTGCTTTAGTACCGTTGATATCGCCAGATGCTGAACGCCGCGCCCATGAGCTTGGTGTCTTCCAGCCTGACATGTAGCCAAGTACTTCTGCGTCAAAGGTATCACGCAATTTGTAACCCGCACGATCCGATGCTAAATCTTGGAACGAAACGTGGGAGTGCGCTTCCTCGATGTCGTCGATAGCGAATTGGAAATATGAGGCTTGGTCTACGATCATTGTGAAATCAGCGTCAGTCAAGTCTTGCGTTGATAGAGCAGTACCACGCTCGTAGTTAGTGATTGTGATATCTGGTTCTTTGATGATTTTAACACTGTCACCAAACTGAGCGATTTCTCCGCTATAATCAGTGTTAGTAACTGCATCAACTACAGAAGCCTTGCGAAATGCTTTCTGTACTTTTTTAGAGTAGATAACTGGTGAGAAGTTACCTGAGTTCAGGTTAGTATAACCCGATGCCTTTGGGAATGCCATTTGTTGTCTCCTTGAATGAAATGGCTGTAAGTAAGCCTCTACGAATAGAAGCAGCTAAATCAGACAATTAAACGTCAGTGTCAGCTTCTTTGGAGTATCGACAAGCGGGTCCAAGTCTACTGGTGGACTTCTGGTATTATTATCTGGAGGGGGAGAATATGGGGTATACTACTACGAGTGTCCTATATTCTAGTTGTTCAATGGTTTCATTATAACACATTGAGTTAGTTACTGCAATAGTTAACTGTTATAATATGCACCCTCATGGGCGCATCCGAAGGATACAGTTGATTGTTTTTAACGTCAACTATACCCTTCGACTTATTTACCGTGCAGCGCCGGAAATATCGTATGCAAATTGACCAGAACGGATAGCTTCTTGTATTGCTTCCTCGTTCTTTTCAAATTCTGCATCACTCATGTTTTGGACCATACTCTCAGAGTAAGTGGCCCGTTTGCCTGTGGCAGGGGAAGACGATGATGTTCGTCCTACTGATTGAGCAGCAGACTTACTTCCCTTACCCCCACGCTTCATATCAGCCTTATACAAATCAATTGTACGAGCCGCCCATGTAGCATCTGTGTTATTCTTATAAACACTATCCTGCATGGCAGAGGGTTGCATAGAAACCCACTCATGGAACTTAGGGTCTTGCCGTATCTGTGCAAAGTCAGGATGTAGCTTCATTAGCTGCTGTTCTGCACTCTGACGGTGTAACGACTTCTCAAACTTCTCTACCTCAGCGAGACGCTTTTCACCCTGCTGTAGGGCTTCATTTGCTCTCTTACGAGCAATCGTGTCAACGATCTTAGCAACATCTGGGTAGCGATTTGACCACGCCTCAACTTCAGCATCCGTCTTTGGAAATCTGATCTGTTTTCGGGTGGCTTCATCTAACTGCTTCTTAACCGCAGCGACTTCTTGATCCTTTTGATCACGCACAGTTTGAATGTGCCGTTGGATATCTTGATAACGCTTCTTGTAGCTTTCCTCTTCAGCATCCAACTGTTCAACAGGCTGTTGTTGTCCAACCTCTTCACTATATGTTAGATTATCTTCCGGCTCAGGAGCGCGTGTGTATTTCTGTTTCTGTTCCATAGGTTCCTCTTATGGGTCCGACTAGCGGGTATCCATGCTAAATTGTGAATGCATATTTCTGTTTCTTAAGCATTCCGGGAAGTTTGGATGTCTTAGGCAATACTTCTTCAATATCATCTAAATCATCCAACATATCGTCTACCTGAACGGCAGCGATCTCTAAGTCGATGTCTTCTGATGGAACATCTTCTTGTGTTTCTGGTGTCTCTGAGGCTTCTTCTTGTTCGGTATCGTCTTCATACGATACTTCGGCGTCCTCAAAGCCTTCGCTATCGGGTTCTTCTTGGTCAACATGATGGATCAATCCCTCAGTGTGCATGACCATAAGACCCATTTCTGCTTCTTCCTGCATACTCATAATATGCTTAAGCCCATGCCACTTAACTACGTGGGCTGGAAGGACGTATTCATCCATACTAATGTTGGCTTCTATATCATCCCGTACATTTTCAGGGTTAGAGCCAAGTGGTATGGGATTACCGCTCACATTGTCGTATCCCATAATACCGTCTTTTCCACAGCCACAGCTTCCTTCGGACATTCCGCAGCCACAGGCCATACCGCCGTGTGCCGCTGAAAACTTTTCGTCCTGTTCAGGGTCATCAGCCATAGCCTTCTGTACAGCGTCTCCCCGTGCTTTTTCATAATCAGATAGCTGGTTGTCATTGTTCAAGTCAGCTTTCTTATCGTCTCGTACAAATGCCTTTTTAGCCATTTCTAAACCTTCCTCTGTGGTTATTCCCTTAGTGTTTGAGGCCAAGCCACCAAGAGCAAAACCCTGTCCTTTAATAGATTCCCATACTGGACCCATGTTGAATCCTAGTTTTTGACCGCCAAGCATGAGGCCCATAAGCCCCAACTTACCAACCTCTCTAACTCCAACTCTTTCGCCAACAGGGATGCTGTCTAGTTCTTCATAGTATGCATCTAGCTTAGACTGAGCTTCTTCAGGCGTTGTCTGGTCAGACATCTCTTTCTTGCCTTCAATTTCAATCTCTCTGAGAGTATCTACAGCACTATCGCCAAACGCCCGTTGCCAATTAACACCCGACTTATTAGCGTTCTCTATGGCAGTCTGTGTGTCTACTTCCTTACCATCCCATATAGTTGGAATGAGGGTTTGAGTGCCGTCTATATCAACAATGATGCCCTTCACTGTAGACAGTGTACCATCTTCGTTTTCTAACGCCTTGTTATTGGCAATGTTAAATAGGTGGTGTTCTACTAGAGGGTCCATATTAGTATCCTACAGCGGTAGCAAAACCACCTTGATTGAACTTATATCTGACATCGCTTGGTAGGGCTGTACCATCAGAAGCATCTTTAGGCTTTGGAGCATCAGCCTGTTTCATGTAAGTCACCCCTTTAGCAAAAACTCTATCCCCAATAACTGTGGCTATCTCTGCGCTTTCTACTGCCTGTCCTGTAGCCATATCGACAAATAGGTGTAGGTTCATAGGATTAGTTCCTATCTGTACTACAGTATCGTCCATTTCATTAAGAATATTTCTATCTGGAACATAATTTCCATCCACAGACATTGCGGGGAATTTATTTTTAGCTTCTGGAGTATCGGGGGCGTATTTTTTAGCTGCAATTCCCGCTCTACCAGACTGACTCACATTAAACTTAACATTCTCAACGGTGGCAGTAGGTAGATATGATAGCGCAGTTCCATTATAATTATTCTTATGCAGGGTCTGTAATTTATTCATGCCCTGTGGAGCGTCTGGTATGTTTGAGTTCAAGTTTAGGCGTATTCCAACTTTAGTACCCGCTTCCACTGGGCTATTTATTAAAGCATCTGCTTTGCGCGTACCCGCTGTAGCACCTTCCGCGAGTTGCTCAAGCATCTGTACATCCTCATTTGTGTATGGCTTCAAAAATGCTCCCTCAGCAGCAGCCGGATTGATACCAATCTCTAAAGGTTCTGCAAAAGCAACTGTCATCTGAGTTTCAACGGGTGGATCGTTTAGGGGTGGGCCACCATTGTCTCCAAACTTATATTGCTTACGATCCTGTCGCATCTCAGAGATGTTTCTGCGGTATTCATCTCGTTCAGCCTGATCAATAAGATTTGTATATTCGTTGGCTTCATCAACCATCTGTTGGTCAACATTAGTACCAAACTTGCCCATAGTTAAAGCACGTTGGTCTGATCCTAGTGGCTTTCCTTGTAGTCTACGTGCTTCAAAAAAGTCTCTATGAAGTATCTCGTAAGGTAATGCACCAAGAGTACCTACATATCCCTCTGCACCTGTGGGGCCAAACTGAGCAGAGTACGTTTTATGTTGCTTTACTGGGCCGTATAATTCAGAGCCTTGTGTGCTAATCTTAGCTACAGACGTACCTTCTAACGAAGGAGTTGTAAGTAGTGAGGGCTTTGTAATACCTACTCTGGCATCTCCCATATTTGGGAAACCTTTTTTAGTATACTCACCTCTATTAAGTTCTTGCCAAATTAAACGCCTACGAGTTCCCGGAACATTATCAATTAAATATTGCTCTGCCCCAGAGTCTGATATTCCCGGAAAGTCACGATCTATATTAGTTCTTATCCAGCTATCTAGTTGATCAACATCAGCTTTTTTAATGTTGGGTAAATCCTGTCGGATCATATCCATAGCAGTGCTAGTCATCATGTCATTGAAGTCTACGCCCTGTGGCCCCATCGCTGTAAATATTACTCTGGGATCACCACCTTCATCCGCTATTTTTTTGGCAAGGTCCGTCTGTTCTTTTACAACATTAGGCATAGATGCAAATGCTCCAGTATAAGGATCACGCATAAAGCCATCGCCGCCACCTAAGTATATAGGATTAGTAAAAGTATAGTCTCTAGCTCCACCCTTAATACCAAGAAGTTCTTTTCCTGTGTCTGACCTATCAGCGGGTAATGGTATTAGTGTGGTATCTTGTAGATCATCAATAACTAATGGTTTTTCAGGTATTAGCTCTCCAGTATCCCTAGTCTGTACCTCAATGTCTTCAATGTAATTTGGGGGCTTGTTTTCATAATAGCCCTGTCTTTTTGTTCCATCCCGCATAGTGGTTGGATCAAGCTCTGCAATTGTAGCTTTATTTACAGGCTTCTTAACTACGTCAGCACCTACACCCTGAGTAGTGGATGGATCACGATAGCTCTTAAGAAACTCTATATCGCCGTCTTTTACGGCCCTAGCTATACCAGTAACGTCTCCTGCAAGTTGACCGCTTTTTTCAGCCATCATCTTTGTGCCTTGCATGATAGCCTTTTGTGCGGCGTCACCAGCCCCCGGAACTAATCCAAGAATAGTGCCTACGGCCCCAAGACCGCCCATTGCACCAATCAGGTAGTAGTTAGGGTTTTCTTTATCTAGCTCTTCCCCAATCAATTTAACGGTGTCGTAACCGCCTTTGATGTCTCCTATGATAGGGGTGAAGTCTAAGGCTACATTGCCTACGTCTTTCCAAGTAATCTCTGGAACGTCTACTGCCAGTTTTTCTGCTTCTTGGGCTGCTGTCTCAGCAGTAAATCCCATGAAAGCATCTTCAGTTTCGGCTTCAGTACCACCGCCAAATAAACGCTCATAAATGCCCATTACTTAGAACCTTCCAATACTTCTTCTCGCAGGGTCTTGAACCTACGAAGTTCTGCGATTCTGCCTTGTAACGCACGTACAGCTTCTATCGTCTGTGCTTGTTCCAAGGCGTTGTGTAGAGAGGGTATTCGAGCTTCAGCGTACTGCACGAGAAGCTCCATACTCGTTTTATCGTTCACCAATGGAAGTAGTGAACGGTATAAGTCTTTATCCATTATTGCATTGCCCCATTAGGTGGTACTTGTTGACCTTGCTGAGGTGGTACGTTGCCGCCGTTGGCTCCACCACCAGCACCTGTAAATCCTGCTGCATCTGGCTCTGGTGCGGCCCCTGCACCTATATTGCCGCCACCATTACCTGTTGGATCAGATACTGGGGGTGGACCGCCTTGTGGTTGTTGCCCTTGGGGTGGGGCGGGTTGCTCAGGCATAAGAGCCTGTATCTCAGCCATCATTTTTTGTTGGAGTGCCGCTTCTCTTGGATCGTTGAGTATCTTCTCTTCATCCAAGTCCATAGAAGCCGCCAACTCACGTAAAATGTAATCATATTTCACAAACGGAGCCATTGCGGGGTTAGCCGTCATTTGCATAAACTGAAGCAAACGCTGACTGCGTACTTCATTCCGCATCAGGCTTTCTGTTCCTCTGGCTTTTACTTCCAAGTCTCCAATGAACTCTTCATCGAAGTTGAACTGCATATTGAATGCAAACAATGACTTACCTAGCGGAGCTAACAGATAGTCATCGATGTTACGGACTACTGCCTTAATATTCTGTGCAGCAGCACCAAGCATCATACTCATACCCGCAGCAGTTCTACCAATGCCCCCAACTGCACCAGAACCGTGCGTATAGGAAGGTATCCCTGTAGCCTCATCCGCAAGTTGTCTGCTCTTGTCGAACATCATCAGTAACTCTTGGGAAACATTGGGAAATTTGGTGCCGAAGATGGCCTGTCCGGGTGCCCCTGCCTGTCTGCGGAACACTTTGCCCGGGTACACAGACATATCCTGCCCCGGAACTAAGTTAGTCTCATCTACCTCTATGAGTAGGTTTCCACTCAATGCGCCATTATCTACAGCCATTCGCATAAAGCCGTTCATCAATAATTGCGTATCGGTCATATTTTCCGCTACACCTATACCAAAGAATGAATACGGGTTTAATTCGTATGGTACGGCTAGATATGGAATGCGGGTGGGAGTAAACGGATTCAGTACCAGACGTAGGATTTGACCATTACAAACCCAGATATTGACCTGTACTTCGTCTTGATCTTCTAATTCACGCGGTATTTCAATGTCAGCTTCCTCAGCCAACTCTGTATCTAGGATACCCCAGTACTCTAAGACCTCATATCGGTCCATAGCACCGTTATTGGAGTCATCCTCTAGGGTATCTTCCCAGTACTCCCTTATATAGTCAGAACCAGCTTCTACAGCTAATTCAATACTTTCCGTACGGAAATGCGGACGCTTTTTAAGGCTGCGTAGCTGAGAGCGGTTTAATCTGTGGCGTTGAATAGAATATTCGGCCTCAGTCATGTTTCTAGCGTCTGGATCAGGGTAGAAATCCCATATGCTAACGTATTCCACTTTAGGGATCGTCTCAAACATAGGATCGTAGTTACCGTCCTTATCCCAGCGCGGATATTCCTTGTCTTGGGCAAATGGACCCTTCATTACGCCAGTACCAAAGAGTACAGCCTCAAATGAAGTAGATCGTAGGTGTTTTTGCGCGTCAGTCTCATCCAACTGATCGTGCATCTTCTTTTCCATCTTCATGGCAGCTACTTTGGCGGGTTCAAACGTGATTGCGCCCTCAATAGCACTTGCACCAAGCTGTAAATCATCCTGAACAGGGGCAAGTTTCTCTTTAAACAGCCCTAAGTCTTTGGCGATCTCTGGACGGACAATAGATTCCGGCACATCGTAAGATACACCGACTTTATCCTTAACTTTTTCACTAGTAAGTGCGTTAGGATTGTACGAAACAGCATCTGCTACGTTTTTAGGGAACTTACTGGCCTCAATACCCAGTGGAAACTTCGATCCGGCGTATAATACGTCCACTAACTGGGCAAATGCCGCCAGAACCTTGGTTTTAGTGATCTTAACGAATGCTTTTGACTTCTCAGTGTCCGTAAATTGTACTTCAGACGAATATAAACCGCGATAATTGCGATATGCGTCCAGCCAACGGTCCTCATCAGTAAATCGTGCGTCCTTTGCACGGGTAAACTGCGAATTTACAAAGGCGACTGCCCCAGAATACGTGATGTTTTCCTCTTCTACGTTGCCATCTTCTTCCAAGGCCACCGTTTCAGCGGATTCATTCATATCTTCAG